CCGAAGGGTACAGGCGTGAAACTTGATTCAGCGTTTTTGAACAGTGATGGAACAATCAACTATTGCAAGATGATTACTTATCTTACCACTCATACAGACCGGAATCAGATTATCATGAATGATCTTGTAGGCAACCGGGAGCATTACAACCTGATCCTCTCTGAGAGGGTGGATCATCTGAAACTTCTGTATGAAGGACTACCCCCGGACTTGAAATCACAGGCTGCTGTAATTGATGGCAGTATGACAACTAAGAAGAAGAAAGCAGAGCGTGAGCAGGCTATTGAGGATATGAGGACAGGCAAGAAACGATACTTGTTTGCATCGTACTCACTGGCAAAAGAGGGGCTTGATATCCCACGGTTGGACAGGCTATACCTGACAACCCCTCAGAAGGACTATGCGGTGATCGTTCAGAGTGTTGGGCGTATTGCACGAACCTTTGAGGGGAAGAAACAACCGATTGCTTATGATTATGTAGACTTCATCCGGTCACTGGAAAAGTCGTTCAAGAAACGATGCACCAGTTACCGAAAATGTAACTGTAGAATTTTGGAAGGAGAATAACCATGAAGAATAAAATTTTGAAAGCTATAGCTTGGGCGGTTAGCCTTGTATGGATTGTGTCAGCTTGTCTTATTGATTCAGATTCATGGATTCCCTTCATCGTGTGTGTAATCTGTGAAATCTATATGGTGTTATTCTCCTACGCAAATGATTGGTTTGGAGATTACCCTTATGAAGATTAGTGAAGAAAGTGCAAGACACCTTGATACAGCCATTCTTCTGATGGAAGGAGTCAAGGAAAGTCTGAGTGCCGAACCGGATGAATGGGGATGTATTCCACCAGAACATTCAAGAGAGTCTATCCATCGTAGATGTGTGCAGGCACGACAAGAACTCCTGCAAGTGCAAAAGGCTCTAAGGTAGGTGATCTCATGGTTGAGGGGACATACATATTCGACTGTGAGGTATTCGCTTATGACTGGCTCTTTGATTTCAAAGATGTTGTCACAGGCGAACACATCTCCATCTGGAACGACAACGATGCTGTAATAGCATTTATGGAACGTGACCCGTTCTTAGGCGGGTTCAACAATAAGCACTACGATAATTTCATACTAAAGGCAGTCATGTGTGGCTTTACACCAGAAGAGGTGAAGAAAGTCAATGATCTTATCATTCAGGAAGAGTTAAGTGGATGGGATATCCCCTCACTGAAAGAGTACAGAGTATTCTTTGACAGCTTTGACCTGAGAGATGATTGTCAGGACGGAATCTCACTGAAAGCTATTGAAGCACACCTTGGAATACCGATTGAGGAAACAGGGGTTGACTTCAACATTGACCGTCCGTTGACGGAGAGTGAGAGAAGAAGGACTGAATACTACTGCCGATATGACGTAGATGCTACGGAAATTCTCTGGAAACTGAGACAAGGATATCTGGATAACAAAGTTGCTGTAGGAGCGAAGAGAGGTCTGACAGACCGTAAGGCAATGTATATGACAAATGCCAAACTGACAAGCGTGTACCTACAAGCTGAGAAACCGGAGAAACCTTGGACGGATGAAAGGAATTACCGATACCCGGATAAGCTGCTTCGGCAGTATATTCCGCAGGAAATATTTGATTTCTTTGATCGGCTGCATGATCCGAACGTACCGGACATTGATCTGTTTGGTGGTTACGATCAATACGGCAGGAAGATTAAGGGTGCAAGCATTGAATTTAGAATAGGTGATTGTGTTTGCACTATAGCCTACGGAGGGATTCATGGAGCAATCCCGAACTATGTAGAAGTGGCAACGGAAAATCGTTCGATCAGAAACAAGGACGTAGGTAGTTACTATCCACATCTTATGACTATACCTCTTTCGGCAGGACAGCAATATGGATTCTGTAGTAGGAACATACCGTCACCTCAGATTTTTGTGGATATGTTGGAAGAGAGAATGAAAGCAAAGAAAGCCGGGGACAAGAAAACTGCAAATGCCCTGAAACTGGTAGCGAACACCTCTTATGGTGCAATGCTCAATGGTAAAAACGGAATTTCCTATAACGATCTCTATGATCCACTCATGGGACGTTCAGTGTGTATCACCGGGCAGCTACTTCTTCTGGAACTGTCAATGCACCTTGTAGCAGAGTGTCCTACCTTGAAGATCATTCAGCTTAACACGGATGGTATCATGGTAAGTTTTGATAAGTCTGACGAAGCAAAATGGCAGGAGATTACGCAGGAGTGGCAGGACAGAACAGGTTTTGAACTGGAAGAGGATTTCATTCAGAAAATCGTTCAGAGAGATGTGAACAATTATGTAGAAGTACCTGTAGGTGACGGCAAACCGAAGGTCAAGGGTGGCAATCTGGTAAGAGGGATCTTAACCAATGCAAACATTGACTTTACGACAATGGGCTTACCTGCATGGGACAACATGAGTGGCGGTGCTTGGAATATCAATAACAATGCCTGCATCGTGGCTACAGCAATGAAAGAGTATTTTGTGAACGGGACTCTCCCGGAAGAAACCATTGCGGCAAGCAATAATATCCTTGATTTTCAGGTGATAGCGAAAGTCGGAGGTAAATATTCTGGATGCTACCAGTTAATAGGTGGTGAGAAAGTTCCGGTACAGAAGGTCAATCGTGTGTACGCCTGCAAGAATAAAGGTTATGGAAAGATTTATAAGACTCACGCCACTACCGGAAAGGACGCAAAAGTTCCCAGTCTGCCAGATCACTGCATAGTAGATAACAATAATGAGTTGTCCATAGACGTTGTGGACAGAGAATGGTATGTCAAACTGGCAAAGGAACAGATACGGAAGTTTTTAGGTGTGAAAGCACCACGGAAGAATACCAGAAAAATAAATTCGCTAAAGAAAAAGTCATTAGCGTTGTTCAATTAAGGAGGACAAGAACATGGAAAGTTCAGCAAAAAAAATGGTAACAGCAGAAGAGTTTGACGCAGCAGTAAAGCAGGTTATTCACGATCAGGTGAGTGATCCGAAACTGGATGGGATGGGAAAACTGCTCATTCCGCTGACAGGTGCTATTTTCGCAAAAGATGTTAAGAAGATTCTGTTCGGGGAAACCGAAGAAAATAAGGAGGACTAAGACTATGAAATTTCATGAAGTGAGCAAGGCTATGGATGAAGGTAAGAAGATCAAACTGAAAGACTGGGACAACGCCTACTGGTATAAAAAGGGCGGTATCATTATCAACCATGACGAAGAAGGTTTTGAATGTGATGCAAGAGAAATCTTCCCGTTTGATTTAATGTGGGTAGCAAACGGTGACTGGGAGATTGTTGTTGAAAATCTGACTCCGATGAATTTCAAGGAAGCGTTCAAGCTGATGAAGCAGGGCTATCCAGTGAAACTTCCGTCTTGGGGTGGTTACTGGTACTGGGATGCCACAAAGGAAACTATCGTGATGCACACGAAGGATGGCAGAGAATTGGATATCCGTGAGACTAAGAGGGTTGAATACACCACTCTGAATATTCTTTCTGATGAATGGGTGCTTGCAAGCACTAAGAACTGCCCTGCAATGGGTGGTGAAGCTACTTTCTCCTTCGGGGAAGCAATCAAGTATCTGAAACGTGGACACAAGGTAGCCCGTAAGGGATGGAACGGCAAGAAGCAGTACATTCAGCTTGCAAGCGGAATCTCTTACAAAGCACCTACCGGAGATATCGTGAACTGTGAGCATGATGCCATCGGTAACATGGCAGTAGCTTTTGTCGGAACTTCCGGGGTACAGATGGGTTGGCTTGCATCTCAGGCAGATATGCTTGCCGATGACTGGGTATTCGCAGAGTAAGGAGGATTAGCTATGTTTTATCTGTTAGGAGTTATCATCGGGCTTGTAATCAGTTTTCTGATTACTGCCCTGCTGATCTGGATTCTGGCAATGTGTTTTGGTTTCATGTTCACTTGGAAACTGGCACTGGGAGTCTGGGTTATCTATCTGATTATCAAGAGCATTTTTACAAGAAATTAAGGAGGATCAATAACAATGGCAAACATTTATGAAGGTATGAACGTGAGACAGAAACTTGCAAAGGCAAGATTGCAGTTCCTTAACCAGAAGGTTAAGAAGTCTGGTAAGAATATGCACTTAGAGTTCAAGTATTTTGAGTTGGAGGACATTGTACCTCCTGCAATCAGAATCTTTGCCCGTGTGGGACTTACCACAGACATTGACTTCACCGATGAAAACGGTGCGGTCATGAGAGTGTACAACACTGACAACTCTGAGGAAGCACCTATTGAGTTCCGTGTGCCGTACCGTGAGGTTAAGCCTATCGTAAGCAATGCAGGTAAGGAAGTAACCAATCCGATGCAGGCACTTGGTTCATCTATTACATACCTCAGACGTTACCTCTGGATGGCAGTTTTGGATATCACTGAACCGGATGACATTGATGCTACGCTTGGTTCTGAACCGGAAGAGGAAGAACCGGAGATTGAAGCACCGAATCCAGAGAAAGCAAAGACTGAGAAGAAGTCTCAGAAGAAACAGAAAGCCCCGGCTACACCTGCGGAACGTAAGGAAGCAAAGGAAACTCTGACGGACACTGAGGGACAGGCAGATGACTTGCAGATTGCAGCACTGAAAAATGCCTGCAAGGAACTGATGGAGAAAGACCCGGATCAGGAAGATTTTGTTCAGCAGATTGCCATGAAAACCAATGGCTTCACTCAGGTAACACGTTCTCAGTGTGAGCAGCTTATCAAGAATCTTGGCGAGATGATCGCAGCTTACAAGACGGAGGGCTAATGTATGTCAGACAATGTGAATCATCCATCCCACTACGAAACAGGGAAGTTTGAGTGCATTGACGTAATGGTAGAGACTCAGGGCGTACAGGCAACGAAGGATTTCTGTTTGTGCAATGCCTTGAAGTATATCTACCGTCACAGACGGAAGAACGGTCTGGAAGATATTCAAAAAGCAATCTGGTATCTGAATAAAGCCGTAGAGTTGGATGGACAAATTAAGGAACTGATTGACTGTAGAACAATCGGGGAAAGCGAACCCCGTTACATGGAGGACAGAAGTAATGAGGAAATTTAAGAGAATGATCGCAAGAGCGAATATGAAACGTGCAGGATATACCCGTCTGAATAAGAAGGG